AATCCTAAGTTGTATTTCCCTATTTGTGCTAAAAGTCCACCAGCATTTCTTACTGGCTCTTGAACGTTCTTAGGAAGAAAATCTACAGGGTCAAACTTAAGTTTTTTAGGACCAAAAGGAAGTGGATTTGGAACTGAAATGCCATTCTTAAGAAATGCACCGCCTCCAAACATAAGCATACTACCTAATAGGCCACTACCTCCACCGCCTCCTCTTGGACTTCCTGCTCCAGGCGTTCCATTCGGGTCTGCAGACCCAGTTCTGTCTCCGGGTGTTCCACCGCCGCTTACACCAGGACGTTTCTGAAGGTTTAACTGTTCGAATATACCCATTGGGTCTCCACCTTGAGCTCCTCTGCTCATTGACCCTACACCAAATCCGGCTCCAGCACCAATACCCTTAGCGCCACCCATACTACCTGATAACTTATTTAAAGCAGCTATGAGTTTATTATTACTTGCAATGAGTTTATTAATGGACCCGCTAAGTCCTGCCATACCTCCACCTGCTCCGCCACCGCCAGGTCCACCCATTTGAGGCAGTTTTGATGCAGCAGCACCGGCCGCTCCACTCATTGAGAATGGATTAGTAGCACTTGCTGCACCTAAATTATTAACTCCACCAAATTGTGCACCACTAAAGTCAGGCATTCTCGGCCCACTTTGACTGAAAGCTGATAAAGCATCTAATGCTCCTTGAGGTGCGGCGTTTTTATTAGCACTTCCTAATAGCGACAAAGCATCCATATTATAACTCCTATTGATATTTCTTTAGCATATCCATCAATGAACTATTATCACCTTCAGCAAAAGCTTTTTCCATTTCGAATATTGATTTGTCAGCAACGATTTCGTCCTTAATGCTATCGATATCAATATTTTCATCGTGTTCAGTCTTTTTAGGTGCTTTAAGTTTAATGATTTCTTTCTTTTTGAGGTTTTCTTTGGATTTACTTTGAAAGTCTTTCCACAGTATATCAAACTGCTCGTTTTCTAAAGACAACAATGAGAACTCAAGGTTCTCCCAACAAGTAATATTTTCAGTATCTAAGTTAGGCAACGGGCTGTGTTCCAGCTTATTCCTCACTAAAACGAAAGCGGGGTTTGCTCTCTGACTCTTCATCCTCGGGATTATTGTTTCGAAAAAAGGCACCCTCGTGCTGAAGCAGCCTCCCTCCTAACTCAAAACAAAACTCTAAATCTTCTCCTGCAGCTTCTAATACCCAGTTGGGTGGATTATCAAGCTGACAAACAATACGTGCAATACAAAGATGTCTATTCTTAGTTTCATAAGGTAGTCTATCAAAATAAACGCCATCTGAAAGTGTTGATAAGACTCTTTCGTATTCTAAACGTGCTTTTGAGTCCATAACTTTAGAAATAAGTTTACATTTCTTGACAGTGCCATCATCAAGCATATATTCTAAAGGCATTTCTTTAATACGACTTGCGAATGTATTGTCTTCTTCTTTAATCTGCTTTGTTTTCTTTACTTTTTTAATTTCAGCGACACTAAGTGCCTCTTCAGTATTGACTTGTTCTTTAAGTTTAGTTAAATCCATTTTGCTTCTCCCTATATAAGATTCTATATCTAATTATATGTTAAAAGTCGATTTTTTTATTTTTGTTGTAATGTTATTTGTAAAAAATCTTGTTTGACTTAAACATACACTGTTTTTTGAAGTCGTAGCACAATAAATCAATCATTTTGTGCATAAAAAAATACCGATTAAATTGATACACAGAATAAAGCGCAGCAACTTAGTCGGTATTATACTATATGTTTATACGTATTTTTGTAAAAGTATTAACAGAGATAAACGTCGTATCCTATTCTTATGCTTCTATGCCATCAGGGTGTCTGATAAGGTATAGAGCATCAACTGAGACCTGAACGCCCATTAGACTTCCTCTATCAACAACGATTGACTGAGAAGAGGGACGACATCCAACAACTGTGTAGATTTTCTTGTCTTCTTCTTGGATACTGCCATCAGCTTCGCCGGGAGCAGCACTGTCATAAATCTCAAGGTCGAATGCAGAAGAAGAAAGAGCATTGTCAGTTCTTTCAGAAGCTGATGGATTTTGTCCTTCAGCAACTTGCTCAGTTGTAATCATTGAGCCTTCATCTACTTCTTCACTTTCATTAAGACCATTACTTGAGTTAGTCTTAAAAATACGAATGAAGTTAATAGTAGCAGTAACTATGCGTGAGATAGGAGTGATTTCTCTGCTGTCAATAAATCCTAAACTCTCTACACGACCATTAAGTTGGCTTTCCTGAATAGAAATGCCTGTCGCATATCCACATACTTTTCCGTCAATTTTAACTATTGCTTTAGCGCCTGTGATTATATTAGCCATTGTTTATCTCCTTATTGTCCTGCTACAATGTTAGCAGTAATGCGAATGAAGTTGAGTGGCTCAATAAGTGCTACATCAAAGTCAATAAAAATAGTATCAGCTTCACGACGAAGTTGAATATTTCTAAAGTCTTGGATTGCACCTAAATCACGAAGCTGAGTTAGGCGTTTCTTAGCAAGCGCGGATACTCTATTACCAGTTGAGTTAGTAATACGTGAGCCAAGCTCAGATGTTAAGTATTTTCTAAGTTCTCTTACACATACGTCAATGCTTTCACGAGCAGAAACTTCTGTATTAACTGAAAGGTTATCTTTTCTCCAAGATGTTAATGAACGAATAACTTCAAGTTCATTGCTTGGTCCAAGTTTAACAGCTACGATGCTCTTTTGTGCAACGCTATTGCTATCACGCTCTCTATCCCAAGCTTCTGTTGTATCAAAGATGTTTAGTCCCTTACGAGTTAAAGGCTCTGCAGGAGGTAATGCACCTTGAGCACACATCATCATAAATGCCATATACTCAGGTCCTTCATCTCTACGTGCGCCTTTGTGGTCTGCAAAGGTAATCTTTTGACCAACAACTGAAATACGATAATCATTCATTGATAGAACATACCCACTATAAATATCAGCAAGTGATAAGTTGGCAGGAGTTCCAATCCAAGCATTTCTCTCACGACCTGCAATGTATGCAAGGTCTAAGTGTCCCTTAAGAAGGTCGTGATGTGCACTATTAGTTGATAAAACTGTAATAGAAGTAATGTCTTTGTTTTCTACAGCAGCAAATGCAGAAGCGTAGTTGGCATCATTAGGTGCACTGTTAACTGCTAATGTATCTGGACCTGCAAACGCAAAGTCTCCAAGTAGTTTATACCCACTTACGAGAGAAACATCAAATGGTAGGCTATCAAAACTCTCAATAGTTGCAATAAGTTCAGCTGTATGTGCGTGTAATACTACGTTTTCTTGACCAACAGCAGTTTTAGACATAACGTCAAGTTTAGCAGGGTCGCTGAATGATAGAGCAATACCTGCCAAAGCTGCTGGTAGAACTGCAACTAACTCATCCATACGTCCATAGTCTGTAAGAGTGAATGTTTGTGCTGCTTGTCCATTAGGTGTATAAACAAGTTGCTTACCGTCAGTAATCTCGACTTGGTCTCCGTCTGCAAGTGTTAATTGAAGCTGCTCACCACCATCGATGATATATTCAGCATCAGCGTCTTGCCAAGGAGCACGAAGTGAAAGTTTATAGTAAGGTCCGCTTGCAGATAGCTCGTTAGGAAGACTGTCAGGAGTATCAAGTTTGATTCTCATATCATTACCAGAAGTTCCGTAATAAGTTGATTTGAGAAGTAGTGCTGATACTGGGGTCTCGTCTTGCAAATCCCAAGTAGCTTGTGTGCTTTGGTTAGCACTTACATATGTGATAGAAGCTGAAAGACCGTCTGCAACTGATAGAGAACGTTTCCAGATTTTATCTAAAGTAAGAAGTTTTGCGTCCATAGGATAAACTTCAGTAAGGTCGAAGCCTCCTTGTCCGAAAACATAAGGTGTTTCTTTTTTGAGTATTGGGAAGTCCCCAACAACACAAAGGTTTTTTGCTCCAAGCTGACCACTTGTATCGAGTGTATTAACAACATCGACGACAACGCTTGGCTCATATAGCCTTGTGCCTCTAAATGTAATTGATGATGGCATATTATCTCCTTAATATCAAATTGTTCATTTCATTTAGTTTTGGATGATAACAGGGTTGAGTTCCCAAGGTCCGTCCCACTCAACAACTGGAGGTTTAGCATTAACTTGCTTCTGTGCAGTATATGTGAGAGAGCGCGCATAAATATCGACACTTGATGTTATTAACTCATCTTCGACATCCAAGTTTGTGCTTTTTTCAAACTGTATGTTTAGATATCCGATAGCTAAAAAGTTTTTCTTAAATATCAGCATAGATGCTTGTATTACTCTATGTAATATTCGAATAGAGTCTAAGTCTTCAACGTATAAGTTAATATCACATACTTGATTAACAAGAAGTGATAGATTTGATTGCATTCCTCTATTCCCTAAGGGCTGAAAGTTGTCTGCACTCTTTTCTTCAACTGAAACAGTTATTAGCGGGAATTTATCGTGCTTCTTACGAAACGCTATGTCATATTTTATTTCTAAAGAAGCCAGTTTATCATAATAACTTTGTTTTAGTGTCGCATTAACATCATAAAACAACTCATTAAAAGCATTCTGATTATCAACGTAATATTTTATGCCATTTGCAATAGTATGTGTTATATGTAAATCTGAAACGCTCATTAGTCAATCTCCATTATGCATTCAACTTGTATTGGCATCGGTGATGCTATTTCAACGTTATTAGTCCTGACAAATGTATCTCTTATAGTATGAGGATGTCCTATAACATTGAACGTAGGAGCATAATAATATGATACAGATAACTTCGAACCTACAGGAGGTGTGTTTGCTGGGTTGTTAAAAGTTATTACATCTGCGTTTAACGTGATGTCATTTAAAGGTATTTCTGCATTTAGTTGAGCTTGTCCATTTATATCTGATGGATAAATATAAAGAATACTTACATCAGTTTGTCCAGCTGCTAAACTTAATGACCTTGTTAAAGGCTCAGAACTTAAAGTAGCTTGTCCTAATATATCTATATCAACTACTTCTCTTTTTACCATAACGCTGTCTAAAAGTTTAAACTTATCACCGTATGAAGGTAAATGTTCAGGCTCTAATGTAATCTTACATCTTTCTTTTCTATGCAGGCCAAACTTTTCTACTTTTTCTTCGCCTACTGAAGATGTCATAATGCCTTTTATTTCTTGCAAAGAATGTCTTATAAATCCTGTGCCTTTACAAGATGGACAAGAACTATTAGGTCCTGCTTCATTTGCATCAATATCTTGGACTTCTATTAGATTCATACCAACACTTGTCGAAGTCTTAATAAAACAAGGACATTCAATAGTTTGTTGCCATTGCATTCTTAGACCTTTTTGTTGAATGAGTTTTCTAAACTCTTCAATACGAAAGTCTGTTCTTGTTTTTACTAAGCTTTGTTGTGGTGTTTGTAAAATCATTTTTAAAATCCAGCGGCAATCTTAGAAACTTTGTATTTCTTTTTAAGTGTATTCATTGCAGTTTTAAGTTGGTCTTTGTAAGAAATAATCTTAGCACCATAACCTGCACTCGTAGCTGAGCTTGTAGTTGCAATGTTCTGACTTAATCCATCAACTGATAAACTAAACTGTCCCACACCTGCACCTGCAAGAAGGTCGCCAGCAGTATCTAAAGGAAGTATTGCAGAAGTGTATAGGATTGCTTTTATGATAAGGGGAGGAACAGTATGAAGTTTATAGTTAATAATCATATCACCTGTTGCTGGAGTTATATCTGATGATACACTAAATGTCTTATCACCTAATCCAAAAGGCTTAATCTTAGGTGCAGTTGCTCCGGGTAGATTACCATTTCCATCATCTACAACTTCAAAGATAAAACGTGGTCTATCAATAAGTTTTTCTGCTATAGAAATGTCTAAAACTTCATTTGTTCCCTGAGGAATAGTTATTTGTCCTTCTAAAAGAGTAAATCCTGCTGTATAATCGTATTTAAAGTATGCTGGAACTCTTGTATATTGTCCGTAGTTTGATATAGGGTCGATTAAAAGAGGCAAAACGTCATTAAAATGGAATGTTCCAATGCTTTCTGCTGTAGGTATAAGACTAACAGTTGATGTTTCAGGTGATGAAATATTAAGCCAGGCATCAGGAATATCTACAGGAGAATAGTTTCCGTAAGATATTTGTAAGTTATCTATGCTTTTTAGTGGTCTTCTGTCAAGTTGATTTGAATACCAAGCATTTCTTTGTTCATTATATAAGTCGTGTCTCTCTTCTGATACTTTAAAAGGCTCTATGTTTATTTCTAACTCTTCTTCGATAAGCGATATAGCTTGTTCAATAGCTTCTTCAAACATCTCATCAGGAAAATCATTGCCCGAATCGTCAGTCAATGAGACACCTACTAACATAGTGCTCTTAAGCAAATCTACCGTGATAATATCTCTTAGTGTTAGTGCCATTTGTTATCCTTATAGTTATCAGATTTAATCAGTTTTAAACTTCTACGTAAATCTATAATAATATATATCTTCACTTAAGTCATTTTACTGCGTTTATTTATGAAGTCGATAAAAAAATACCTCTGTCTAATCGGGAGAGCAACATTAGAGCAGAGGCGCAAAAAATGAAATAATAAGCTCATTTTTTATAAGTTGTGGTGTGTTGCTCCCCACCTATAAAGTTAGCTTATATATTATTTGCTAACATTGCGGAGAACGAAGTTCTTCTTAGGCACCTTAACTGAAGGAGCACCGAAAAGCATAAGAAGGAACTGCTTCGCAGCACCAACCTCAGCAAGAGGACGACGGATAAAGTCGAGAAGACGTGCAAACTCAACAGTGTTAGGGTCCATTTGTGAGATAAGAACTTGGTCGCAGTCAATGCGCTCAAATCCAGCGTCATACCAATCAGCACCGATAATCTCAGAAGCCTGAACTTCACCGATAAGTTGAGCAGCGCGCAATACTTCAATGTCAGAAGCAGCAGCACCCTTAGCAGCGCGGTAAACGCGAACGTAAAGAGGAGTGCCATTTTGCATTGCAGCTAAGTTGAAACGAGGAACTGCGTCGTCGTGTGCATCAACAACACCTGAAATGATAGGTGCACCGTAGCCAAGCTTGTTAACAGGAACGAATACGTAGCGGAACTCACCATCGTGTCCATTGCCGGTGCCAGTTGCGTCCCAACCATTTTCAGTTCCAAATACAGCGTCAGCAGCAAGGAACTGAGCAGCAGTTTGAGTGTCCTGAGTAGTGAAAGGAGCAGCTGCAGCAGTGATATCAGAGCCTGCAGAAGCAGCCTGAGGTGGAGCAAGACGACGGCTGATGAATGGAGCAGCAACTACAGGAACAGGACCCATAGGACCCATAATGTGGATGCGAGGACCAGCGCCAAGAGTATGAACACCTTGGTCGCCTTGGTTAACGAGAACCATAGAATCGTGGCGGCCATTTTGTGCAGAGTCAGCGATGAGCTTGCTGTAAGCTTTAGGACTCATAAAGATGCAGTCAGGGCTACCAAAACGAGGAGCGCTGTAAAGCTCACCAAGAACTTCGTGAAGTTTCTGACCGGTGAGTGAAGCACCACGCATATCTTCTTGATTCTCAGAGAAAGCACGACCGAACTGATAAGCATTACGAGCAGTGTCAAGGTCGCGCTCAACTTGCTTAAGAACACCGTCAAAAGCAAGACCGTTTACATCTTCATCACCGTGGAAAAGTTGAACTTCCATTTTGCGAAGAAGGCTCATTGTGCCGCGCTCGGTCTCTTCAGCAAGAGCGTCAGCGTTAGGACCAACGATGCCTACAAGTGTAGAAACGTCGCTGATAGAGCGTTTCTCAGCCATATATTTGATTTTGACTGATTTACGGCTATATTGTGAAGCAGAGCTACCGAATGAGCTTCCACCACCGCCTTCAGCGATGAATGGGTCAAGGTCCTCACCGTGGCTGTCAATAACAGCATACTCGTGAAGAGTGTTGCTGGCCTGAACTTTAGGAAGCATAGGCCAAAGCGCAAGGTCGCGCATAGTGTGAGCAGCTGAAGCAAGAGTGCCTTCGATGCTCTGAGGAACGATAGGAGCGAGGCTTCCGCCGCCGCTAAATTCTGCTTGGTATCCAACTTGGCTATTCTTACGAAGAGAGTCGTTGAGGCGTGTTAGTTCGTTAATGTTAACGTTTTCATTGATATTAGGCAACATAGTATTATTTCTCCTTAAAAGTTTACTTTATCAATATCTACACCCGCCTCTAAGCGACTAATTGCTTTAAAGAGTTGGGCTTTTCTTTCAAAATCGGCAGTTGAAAGCTCTGCCATAGCTTTATTAATGAGTTCATTGCGAGTAGGAGCAGGAGTTTCAACAACTTCCTCAGCTTCTACAGCTTCTTCGATAACTACAGTTGCTGATTTAACAACAGGCTCGTTCTCAAGCTCTTCTACTTTTTTAGAAAGCTCTTCAATAGCCTCAGTTTTCTCTTCAACTGACTTGCTTAGCTCTTCAGCTTTTTCGTTAATAGACTTCTCAATGTCTTCTTGAGTAGGAATATTAAGAGCTGAAATAGCTGCAACAATAGTATCTAACTTCTCAGAAAGTGCATCAACGCTTTTGTTAAGTGCTTCAAATTTTTCTACCTGAGCCTCAACAAGTTGGTCGGCGTTTTTAGCAAGAGTTTCTGAGACTTTGTTTTCAACTTCGAGGTTTTCCTTAATTTCGTTTAGGATTTCCTCAACTTTATTAGTTTCTGACATAATGTCTCCTTTGTTAAATATTGTTTTAAATCTCGATGACGACTTAGGTGAATATTGTCATATTACACGTGCCCAAAGAAAATATGCAAAGGGACTATGCAAGACGAAACACTCTAATGCAGTTATTGCGCTATCCTATATTATATATTACACAACTGTGCAATTTTATAAGTCTTAAGTAAAATTTATTTATTTTATTTTAGTTTAGAAGTCGAAACTGTAAAAAGTTATTATAAATATGCGTGTTTTCTGTTTTTATCCCAGAAATATTTTTTATTTTTTTTAATATGTTTTATCATATTGAGTAAAAAGTTTTAACTGGGATAAATCTATATATGTCTTGTATTATCTTTTGTGCTTACAATTATCGCCGTGATATCTGAAATAGTTTAAACCTGTAATAGTTTTAGAACAGTGAGGACAAGTATTAGTTTGCCTCGAGTTATGTTTTTTACTATTGTGTGATTTTTTTCTTGCTTCTTTAAGTTGACCTGATATTACCGACTCTGTCCCAGCAATACTTTGTTTGCTTTTTATAGCGGACATCTTTTCATCTGGCATATCAAAATAGTTTTCAGATTTTGAGCCAAAATATAGATGTTTAGGATTGATACATATAAACCCATTAGGAGCTGAAGTATCGTTTATGCAAGTATGACAAGTTGCAACGTTCCAAGATAGTCTTTGACGTTGTATTCCTAAATAGATAAATAAGTTTTTAGTAGCATTATAACTTTGGGCTCCTAATGTATAAGGATTCCCGTCAGATTTTAACTTATAGTGTATACACTCATCGTTATTATCTATGTGATGTTTTCTCAAAGTTATATTTTTTTTAACGTAATCTTGAATATTAACGTTCTTAATGTTATAATTAGTATTGTCCATATTATTTACTCCTATTAATTAGTATGGATTAGGGCTATTCTGTTCCAGCAGTTTAGCCCTTTTTTTTTATTATATTACTTTTTGTAATAAAGTTCAATATATTCCGACATTTTATCAACTGGTAATCCAAGCTTCAGTAATCCCATAACAAGCTCTTTAAGCTGCTGAGGTGTTAGGCCTTCAATCTCAAGTTCAATACCCTCATCTTCTTCTTCATCATCGGGCTCACCAATGTTCATATCTTCAGAAGCCATTTCATCAGTATCTTCTAATGACTCAGGCTGAATGGGACTTAAGTCTGTTTCTTTTTTAAGTCCTTCTAAGAATCTGATATAGTCAATCATCTCTTTGGGAGACATTTTATCAAGCTCTTCATCAGACTTACAGTCGCTTTTCTCGATATAGTCTACTTTAACTTCTTCAGGAGCAACAACGCTTTCTTCTTCAAGACTTTCAAGATACTCAGGATTTACATCCTTTTCTGTTTCAATCATCTCTTCTTTATGCTCTTGCTCAAGATAGTGGAATGCTTTTTGTAGATTTTCCTTAGCCATAGATATTGCTTTCTGGCACCATTCAGGTAAATCTGCTTCTTCACCAAAGCTCTCAAGTAGCATAACTAACTTTTCTGAATACTCATAGCTTAAACGTGCCTCACCTAAAGACATATGCAAATCATTGTATTCATTTTTATTTAAATCTTCTGACATTACTTCTTCTTTCTCAATATTATTTAAAATATTTTTAACTAAAGCAATAGTAGCTTCAGTATTTGCTGGATTGTGTGTTAAACTTACGTTAAGGACCTTAGCTCTTGTAATAATATGAGGATTTTTATTGTCTCTTGATAAAACTTGTCCTTCAATACTAAATCCTAACTGCCTTAGACCTCCTGCACTCTTCATAGCTTTATAGTTTTCAACAATATCTTTAACTATTTGCTTCTGAGAATATAAAACACCTTTAATAGATGTTGCAGGTTTGCCATTGTGCATTACTCTTTTAACTTTCTGGGGTGCACCAATGATATATTTTGGGTCGTTTTTGTGGTCATAGTTAAATGCACCTGACTTAAGACAGTAGCTAAAATCTAATCCATCCTGAAGAATGATTTCACCGTGGCTATCTTCGTGTTCAGTAGTTGCAATGCCTTCAATAGTAATAGTATCGTCTTCGTTCTTTATTAAATCTAACGATACAGGCTGAAACTTGCTAAAAACATCAATTTTACTCATTATGTTCTTCCTTTATATACTTTGAGTTTAGTGCATCATTTAATGACACACCTTGATTGAGCAAATCATCTAATCTTTTTAATGCCCAACTACCAACTATATGCCAATCAGGACGTTTAGGATTATATCTTTGTTGTATCTGAATAGCTTTTTGGAGTTGAGATATAGTGATTTGTTTAGATGCTATAGCTTTTGCAATTCTGCGAGATGCGTTAGTTCCACCCCTAAGTTTTTTATATTTAATGACTGACTCTGCTGATTGTTTGATAATCGCATCGCCTAATGTAATAAATGAAGTATCTACGTTTGTCTCTGTTTCAACTTCTTTTTCTTCTGGTATAATATTATTATTTTCTTCTTCAATATTAACAGAAGTCATTTCTTTGTATTTATTGTGATTTGATTTAGCTTCTTCTCTTGCTTTACGTAATGCTTCTAAAAATGACACAGTGCTCTCCTTAACTTATCAACAATGGTGTGTGTTGGTTTGTTATATTATAAATAGTATTCAGTAGTATATATCTTATCAGATTGTTTATTTTTAATAGAATACCAATATTGTATTTCTTTATCTAAATCTAAATTATAGTCTCTTAACTTATCAACATTGGTGTGTTGTTGGTTAGTGTTGTCTTTAGCTATTACTTTAAACTCTCTTTTAAAATATTTACTCATTGTTTATCTCCCTTTAACTAAATATAAAATAAAAGTGTATTTTTTTCATTTTATTGATAATATTATAATATAACTTACACCCTAACGGAGTATATACTATGCAAAATATTGAAGACTACATTTTATTATCTAAAAAA